ATCCTGAGTTTTTGGTGTGTTAGATATAGCCCCAAAGACTGCTCCGCACACGGCATCTGCCAAGTCCTTAGATTTTTTGCGAGGGTGGTCAACTTTATCATTTTTCATAATTTTTAATTGAGTAAGTTCATCAAACAATAACTCAATAGATGGCATTACTAATCTCTCTTCATAAATTAACATTGCCATATCTTCATAATGTTTTTTAGCAACAGAAACTGTATTAGTCTTTATTCCAACCTGCTGCAATTCATTTTGAATATCAAACGATTGCCAACGGTCAAATGAAACTAGTCCTATATTAAATCCTAATCTTCTTAGATTTTGAATCCATTGTTTTACTTCGGATAAATTTACTGGCCCTTCAATTTTTGGCTCCCACCAAGCAACTGCATCAACTATAACAATAGGAGCAACTTGTTCGTAGTTATTAATTACTTGAATATTAACCCACTTATCAACATGTGCAATAGCAACTGCACACTTATCATGTTTTTGTGCAAGGTCAGCATGAACGTAATAAACTTTATTCGGATCTGGTTTAAAGGCTTCATCAAATCTTCTGAACTGATCTAAAGGATTCCTTAGTGTCATGCAAGATCTAACTTTTTCTGATTGTTTAAAAAATGCATCTGAAGCAAAAGTTGGAACACATGCAAATCTCATCATGGCATCTCCCAAGTCTGTATAAAAGGCTAACTTAAAGTCTTCAATACTTCTTGTTGGATTAACTTCCCACGTCGGTCTTTTTAATGCAAAGACTCCTGGAAATTTATAAGAAATGATAAAGTCCTCATCCCAGAAAACTTCTAAAGAATTTCCACCTGCATTTTCATCAAGAACAGGATTTAAAATAAACTTATGGCTTCTTTGGATAACATCTTTTTCTAAAATAACATCATCATACTTTTGTGAGATAAAGTCTCCTGGATATCTTGGAAAAGAAAGAAGTACAACCTTTCCTAAATCTGGAAAACGAGAATCTACAGAACCACGAAACGCTTTATAAATATTTTCTGCAGTCTTTCCTTGTTCGTTTCCTGTACCAACTTCACTAGCAAATCCAGAAATTTCATCAAGAACTGCAAGTATTAAATTTAATCCTTCGTGTGATTCTCTTTCTGAGTGTCCAGAGTATACTGTTATAGATTTATTAAATTCAATTGAGTCAACCTTAGCATTATACTTTCCAGCAAACCACGGAGATTTTTCTATCTTAGTTTTAAAACCTTTAAAAAAGACGTTCTTGGCTTGTTGAGCATTGATAGCAACGTTAATAAGGTCAATAGCATCACCAGAAGGTTTCCCGAAATATCTAGCAGGATCTTTAAGACAAAGAAGTTTATAAACAATGTAAGCACAGGCAACGGTTGAAGTAAAGTCTTTACCAGAACCTTTACCCAATTGCAGGATGATTTCATTTTTTGTATACTTTTCATAATATTTTTCTCCTTCTTTTTCTCCTAATAAAAAACATAACTCTTCTTTTTTATAAATCTGACTCATTGCTTCAACAATGCTATATTGAATTTCAGATAGTCCTGGTTGACCCAAAAAATTTGCAGACTCTACAAAAGTCTTAGCGTCTACTGGTCTTTCTTCAAAAACATTATCTTCTAATGCTTCAAGAAAATCATTGAACATCGTGGACAACTGTGATTACCTCATTTTGTTTAGCAGCATCAGACAGCCTTCTCATAATCTTATCTCTGATCTCAGGGTGTTCGCTTGCAATATCTTTTAATATTTCCATTAAAATTTCTTGTCTTTTTTCAATTTCAACCATTTCTTCGGCAAGTTCTTTGTTTTCTAAAAGACCAGCCTTTTGTAGCATTTCAATTCTAGCCTTTTCAATATCTACTACTAGTTTAATTCCTTGTGTCTTCGCAGATAAATTGTTACCCAGACTTGCCTCATCAATAACCTCATAAGCCTTTGTAATTAATTTACCATAGTGGGCATCCATTGATGCTAGTGCTTCTTTTGCTCTAGCACGAATAGCATCATTTGCAGATGCCATAACTTTCCATTCATTAATTAATGAAACAACACGAGTTCTTGGAATGTCTAATTCTTTAGAAATTTTTGTTGGATCGTTACCTTTTAAGTATTCTTCTACAACTTTGTTTACTTCATCAAGATGAGAAACAATATCCTGTTCAGTTGACATTTTTCTCCTTTGCTATTTTTAATAAAACTAAATATCCAATCAAATCATCTATATCATTATCTCCAGGATAGTCAGTCCCTTTCATTAAACGACTTAATTTGTCATCAATCCTTACGTGAAGTTGTTCTACTGGATCTGCTTTACTAAAAATTCTTACTGGATCTAATGCAGAGTCTCCATAAGATATATTTTTTTCAATTAACATTTGGGCTATTGCCATACAAGTCATTAAGATGTCATTGCCAGATGGTGCAGAAAGAGCATGCATGTATAAATCGTTGTAAACAAAATCATCTACATCAGTATATACTGGCACTGGTTTCATCTTTTTGACTTCCTAAATCCAAATTTAGCAAGGTACACATAAATAGTTTCCACGCTAGCCCCACACTCCTTAGCAATATCTTGCGGAGACTTTTTATCCATAATATATCTTTTACGGAGCCAAGCCTCTGATGTATATAGTTTACCAGTCATAGGTCTATTTGTCAACTTCTGACTCAGAAATATCATAATTGTATGCATTTGAGTCTTCTAAAATCCACTTATCGTAACTTTCAACATCCCACTTATTTGTATTTACTAGTCTGTGAATTAGAAGATCAGGCTTAGTAACAAATGAAGGCTCGTATAATCTAATTCTATTGTTAGGCTGTATAGCAAAATTGCCATCATCTCTTTGGATAACATGGCCACATTTATGTTGACCTGGGTTCTCAGAGTATCCATCATCTAGCACATTGCTATCTGGATTATGCCAATCTAAAGTAAATAAATATTTACCAGGCACCTGATTCTTTTCTCTATCTATATACGACATTCTCATGTTGCTTAGGTTTTCAAATTTTGTAACTGCTACGTGTGGACTAAAAGAATTCCAAAGCACAAGGTTATAGATTGGTTCTTCAGGAACTCCTGGCTTTGTACAAAATGCATTAATTGGCATTCTCCACCAAATTCCACCATCTTCCATTAAAAGATGAAATAAAGGACTTCTACTTTTAACACTAGACACACCAAAAATTACACATGGGAAATATTTGTCGTGGCTGTCTTCTTGATCTCTTAAAAAATTACCACGAACATAACATTCAATTGGCGGTATATTAGCATTTAACTCTGGCATTATTCCTCAACTCTCATTGCTTTATTCCAATTGTCTAGTGCCCAGTGGCCAATTGCCACAGCATCGGCAACATCGTTATCTGATATTTCTCTATCATAATTAATATTAACAAACCTTATAGTCTTTTCTTTTCTTAGGCTACGCTCATGACTTTTTAACCAAGAGTCAGACTTACCTGGATGTTGAGCCTTTAACGCTATACGATCTTCCTTGCTTGGCTTTTTATTACCAATATAAGATTGCCACGTAATTGGTGATACTGATCCTATTTCAGATACCCCGCTTTCCCACAACGCCGCTAAGATTCCGCCTTGAACTAATGCTAAATCTGCAGCGGTCTTTGGACTATTAATAAAGACTGTATGTTCTATTACAACTCCGTCAATTGCATATCTGTCAAACAATGCTCTTGTTTTTGCATAAGCGTCTCCAATTTTTTCATATATATTGCTTCCCTCAAATTTAATTTTTCCATTACAAACTAGTTTTTTGTTAGTAAAAATAGCAAAACCTAAACTATTGGTACTGGCGTCTAAAGAACAAATTGTTTCTGGAGAAATCCCTTTTAATATTTTTAGTATCACTTTGACATTCCTTTTATTTGTTTTAATACTTTTGTAACGCTTTTTGGATTAATTGAGCATTCATAGCATATTTGATCATCATTATATATTGACAAAGGTCCTTTACAGTTTATACACTTTCTATCTTTAGACTTTCTTTTTTGTCTTTTTGACATAGAGTATCTTGTAAGAATTTTTTCTTTTGTTGCTGCATTTCTACAGTCGGGACTACAATATATCTGATAAGATACATTTGGACTGAATCTACCATCACACCAACTACACGGCTTCACTCAATTCCTCCAGGGCTGCTATTTTTATAGTCCCCGCTTCAGCACTTGCACATGCTTTTTGAATTGGACAGTTTTTACAAATCTTTGAATTTGATCTGTAATTTTTTTGTGGAATAGTTCTATCCTTCCACGCTTTCTTTACTGTACGCATCCATTCAAATGCATCTTCTACCCATTTTCTATAATAATCATTAACTTGAACTGGAATAACTAATAGTTCGTGGTTATTTTTATTTTCATAAATCAATACTGCTTTTTTCTTTCCTAAAATTTTCATATAAATTAATATTTGAATTAAATGTCCAGCCTTAGCCTTGCCAGTATTTTTTCTATACTCAAAGCCTTCGTTTGGAACTGTTTTAATTTCACCTAGCACGTCTTCGCCATCCCACTTAAGCATGACGTCACCGTAACCAAAAATACCTGGATCTTGGTTTATAATTTTAAACTCAGTTGTTTCTTGATTATCTTCATCTCTATAAATATTAGCAATTCCAGCATCCATCATTGCCTGTTGAATTCTTGCGTGAGATAATGTTCCATTAGTTCTATTTGCTACACCGTAAGCATCAGAATTATCTTCAAACTCTGCTCCGTCGAAAGCCAGGTACCAATACCTAGCACACTCTCCGTGATTGTATGCAATTGTAGATGGCGCAAAAGTTTTCTTTTGCGTATGCTTTGGAATGTTATTTATAACATACCCTGTTTCAATTTTACTAATTAATTCTTTTGGATCTAAAAATTGTTCTGGTCTATCTGCTTCTTTCTTTTTAATCATTACTTGCTTTAATAGATTGCTTGTCATAGTTTCCTTTGTTTGTATAAGTATATCAGAGATTAGCGAGTAACGTATTTTAATGCTGAGACTAAATTATTAATTGATTCTGCTGCAGTGTAGTATATATTTTTCTTTGCTCTGTTGCTTTTATCTACATTTGCCATCCAAGTAGCCTTTAGCGCTAATTTTGAAGCAATTGCTTGAAGCCTAACAATTTCAATGGTTGCTACTGCAATTGGAATGTCTGGCCTGGTAATTAGTTTAGCAATCATTTCTAAAGAGGTGGTCAATTCTTTATCATCCATGTATTCAGCAATTTCTACCAAACCGTTAATAGATTCTAACGTTGTCTTTTCTGGCTCCATTATTTATCGCTTTCTAGTTGTTTTACCTGATTAAAGAATTGCTCCCTATACTCTTTCATTCTTGGAAGATTATTGTGATAGTCAATAATTTTTTGTCTTTCATCTTTATCCATTTGTTTTTCAACATAAGGTTGATGATCATTCTTATTAGAAAAATGAAACACTATAACTTCACAACGATCTTCTTCTTTTAATTTAATTGGATCTCTCCAATGAATTCTTTCTGCTGCCTCAAAAACTAAAACTTGACTGTTTTTTAAAACAAACTTTTCACCTTCAATAACAACAGCCCAATCAATATTTGAATTCATTTGATAGTCTACACTTATTTTAGTGTAATAATTTTCAGTATCTAAGTGTGGTGGCAACATGGGGGATTGGCCTTTACCATACTTGCCGTAATAATCTAAATATTGATAATGACTTAAAATTAAATCTGGATCGTTATAATACTTTTTTGCAAGATCTACTAATTTTTTTTCAATATCTTCTGGCAAAACAAATTCAATTTGCATTCTTGACATAGACTCAATAATCATTGGAGCAAATCTACTTGAGTTAGGATCTAGTTGACGATTTGTTTCAACAAGATTACGCAGAATATCTTGATCTTCTTTAGTAAAAAATTCATCTAAAACTGCAGTTACTGTTTCCATATTTATATTATACCCTATCCACTAGTTCTTCTATAACGCCAAGTTCTGCTATTAACAATCTTACTTTTTGAGTTCCCTCGCCCAATACAATTATTAATGCTGGAGACTTATCTGTTCCAGATTTTATTGCATCTGTAGTAACTTTTGCCCAAACTTTTTGATTTAATGTAAAAGATTTTGACGCCTCTTTAATATCAATAACAAAATCATTCCAAGTTGCGTCTCCTTTTTTATTACCACGACCAGAATTTTTATGTGCTTTTGCATTCATTCTTTTTATTTCAGATTTTTCGGTCACGCTTTAACCCTTCAATAATATCTTGATAAAACTTATCCATATAATATATAAGGCTTTTTATGCGTTCTCTAGTTTCTTCAAGAGATATTTTTTTATTATTGTCTACTAAAGAAAAATGACAAAAAACCATATCAATAAAATCATCGTCTTTAAAGTTTCTTGGAGTTCTCCAATGGATTTGGCTTGTACCAGAAAAAACCAAAGCCTCATTATCTTTTAAAGTATAAGGTTTGCCTTCAACAACAATTGGCCAAGAAATATTTGACTTTAGTTGCAAGTCAAATGTAAACCTAGGCTCTTCAAAAGTTGAATCAAAATGTGGGCTTAGTATTGGATCTGGGGCGTCAATTTTTCTGTAAGTAGCAAAAGATATTTCAGTTAGTTTAATTTTTTCTGGATAAATGTTTTGGACAAACAAAGAGATTTTATCTACAACATGTTTTGGCAAATCAACAAAATATGCTTTTTGCCTATAGTGCTGCAAAGTCATTGTTTGACTTTCTTGTGCTTTTTCAATTTCAACATAAATGTCTTTGATGTCTTGTTCTGACAGTATGTTTTTATATATTTTATTTTCTAATTTAGTATTCATATACCTATTGTACCTCAAAATCTTTCTTTCTTTTTTTAGGAGGAACCATGTTTACCTTTGAAATATGCTTTTCTGAACACATCCACGTTGCATCTCCAGTTTCTGGCCAGTATCTTAAAAGAGCAACTTCAATTCCACATTTCTTACATGGCCATTTTCCAGGGTATACTGAAAAAGTTTTATCCAAGTTCTTCTACCTTATTTTTTATAAGATTAAATAGTTCTTTATCTTCTTTAACGCGATTGACAAAACCATCTCTTCCTTGAACTTTTGAGCCATCTGGCAATAAATACCAAGCACCTGTTCGCTCTACAATTCCCATTAACTCAGCAGTGTCAACAAGGTCACCAGCAGAATCAAGACCAATATTGTCGCCACGGAAATAAAAGTCATATTCTCCAGATTGAAACCCTGGTGAAGTTTTAGAAAATTGTAATTCCCAACGAATCTTTCTACCGATTTTTTCTTCAATCAACTTATCGCCAACCTTTATTTTACCCTTAATGGCTTGGTTGTCAGACTCAGAAGAAAACAATTTAATCACACATGATGAATAAAACTTAGTAGCCTGTCCTCCAGAAGGTTGCTGGCTGGTATACATAGCATTAATGTTGTTACGGCTTTGACTAATAAGAACTAAAAGAGTTGGTTTAACTTTATTATTTGCATAGTTAAGCATTTTCCAAGCATTACTAAAGTCACGAGACTCTGCTCCAATTTGTTTTGTATTTTCTAAGGCTTTCATTTCATCTGTATCTTTTTCAAAATAAATTGCAGGAAGCATTGAAGTTATTGAGTCTATAACAATTAAATCAACTCCAGCATTTATTAATCCAACTCCTACATCAACCATGTCACTGATAGTTCTTGCTTGTGAATAAATCAATTTTGTTGGATCTACGCCAAGTTGTTTTGCCCAATCTTCAGAGTAAGACATTTCTGAATCAATCCAAGCACAAACCTTTCCTTCTTTTTGTGCAAGAGCAATCATTTGTAAACACATAGATGACTTAGCAGATGACTTACTACCCCAGATTAACACTTGACGACCATATGGAAGTCCGCCTCCAAGTGCTTTATTTAATCCGTAACTAGGCGTTGGTTGGTGCTCAAAAGAAATTCCTTCCCCAGTTCCAAGTCGCTTTCTTAATTTAGGGTCTAACTGCGCTAATACTTCATCTATTGTTATTGTCATTTATTACATCCTCCAGGATTGTTGTGCCTTCTTTGGTTTCACCAAAAGTAAATTTATAGTAATTGCCTTCTTTAATATGCATGTATGCTTTTGCAAATGCTGTGGGGAATACTGTTACTGAGTGTAAGTCTCTACTGCTGTCTGCTAATGTTAACAGTCCCATTTTTTTACCCGCTTTTGTGGTTCTAGATTTAAAAGATATTACATAATGTTGATCGTCAGCATATGGCAACATCTTATAATTTAAGAACTTTACAAGTGGGTTTGCAGAGCCTTTAAGTTCTTCCGCAGGGATAGCACTAACAATTCTATTATCAGAGGCTAGCAAAAGATATGTCTTGCCACTTTCAATTGTAGTCTGCTCATCATCAAAAATACCAACAGAACCAGTTTTATCTAAAATATCTACACGAGACCAACCCTTACCACGTTTAATAGTTTTAATCATTCCCATTAATACAAAAGATCCTTTTTCTTCAAAATCAGAAACATCATTAATAAATGCATGATAGTGAGATGGAATAGTTATATTGAATTCTGGAAGGTTTAAGAATTCATAAAGATTGTTTTTAATATCTTCATCATTTCTTGGATTATCTGAAAAGGTTGCTGCGCCAATTGATCTTAATGAATTTAAGGCTCTGCTATTAACCCCGTTACCTTTAGTAAAAGTAAACTCTTCTAATTCTTTGTAAGTTTTAAAAGGTCTTGCAGCAATATACCTATCTGCAATTGTATCTGAAATATACTTGATTGATGATAAACCAAATCTAATTCCCTTACCTTCAATTTTAAAATCTTTGTCGGAATCATTAATGTGTGGAAGTTTTACTGAAATGTCCATTCTCTTTGCTTCAATTAAGTATTCAGTCCTATTGTCTGGATCTTTTTCATTCTTAAGCAAAGCAAACATAAACTCTAACGGGTAGTAGTATTTGAGCCACGCCGTCCAATACGAGAGAGTAGAGTAAGCGACTGCATGGCTCTTATTGAACGAGTACCCCGCATGCGCCTCAAAGTCCTGCCATAGATCACGAGCCAAATTGGGGCTAATATAATTAGAAGCACCCTTAACAAACTTTTCTTTAAAAACATCGAACTCCCTCGCATTTTTCTTTTTACCAATAATTTTACGGACTTGATCTGATTCAGATTTTGTCATACCGCCTAACTCAACACAAGCCTGCATAACTTGTTCCTGATACAAGATACATCCGTATGTTTCTGATGTAATCTTTTTTAAGACATCGTGCAAAAATGTTACTTTTTGCTTTCCATGTTTTCTTAAAATGTAATCTTTTCCAATAGTATTCATAGCACCTGGTCTAACCAAAGCATTGGATGCTGCTAATTCAGAAAGATTTTTAACGCCCATTTTCACTAAAAGATTTGTGTATGGCGTTGCTTCGCATTGAAAAACTCCTTTAGTATATCCAGACGACAACATCTCATAAACCAAATCATCATCCATATTTATTTCTAATAAGTTAATTTTTTTAAATTGTCTTTTTTCAATTTCTGCAATTGTATCTTGAACCACACTTAAAGTTTTAAGTCCAAGGGCATCTATCTTGATAAGTCCAATTTTTTCTGCTTCTTCCATATCAACAGCAACAACTGGAATTCTTTCGTTAGATCCTGGAGAAGAGCGAGTTTCTAGGGGAGCGTGTTTAAAGATTGGAGTCTTGCTGGTAACAACTCCAGCAGCATGGATACCAGTTCCACGAATACGTCCACGAAGTTGTTCTCCTAGTTTTTCAATTTCTGGATATTTTTCTCTAAACCAAACAGTATTTTTATTTGAACAATACTCTTCCCAAGTATCTATTGTTTTTAAAACTTTATTAACATCTGACAAAGGAACATTTAATGCTCTTGCAACATCTCGAACAACTCCCTTATCTTTAAATTCTAAAAATGTAGCAATAGATGCTACGTGTCTATATTGTCTAACAAGATAATCTTTAACTTCATCACGTCTAGAATCTTGAATATCAGTATCTATATCTGGGAAGTCATTTCTTTCTGGATTAATAAAACGGAAAAACAATAGGTCATGCTCTATTGGATCAATTTCTGTAATGCCAAGTAAATAACAAAGCAAAGAACCAGCAGAAGATCCACGACCTGGACCAACTAAAATTCCTTCTTTTTTTGCCCAATTTATCATATTGCTTACAACAAGAAAATAAGGTGCAAACTCTTTATCTCTGATTACGGATAACTCTTCGTCAAGTCTTTGTTCGTAAATATCATTTCCAAGCCAATTAGAATTTAATCTTTTTTCTTCTAGCCCAGCCAATGCTAGATTTGCCAACTCTTCATCTGGATTTTTATATTGAACTGGAAGTAAGTTGAGTTTATCTTTAATATTATAATCTTTAATCTTATCTGCAATTTCTAAAGTATTAGCATAGATGTCTTCTCTATGGATGTCATGCTCAAGCATTGCATTTTTAATTTCATCATATGATAAAAGATGTATGTCAAATCTATTGAAACTCATCATTCTGTCTTTACCATATAGGTAATCAAGGCGACGCATCATGTCTTTAATGCTTTTAGATTTTTCATATGTAGCATTTTTTTCTAATTTTGCGTGAGTATTTAAAATAAGCATTAACTCTTGGATTTCTTTTTGTGATACATCCGCATGGTGGCAATCAGGAGTAACAATAGGCTTAATGTGAAACTCGTCTGCCAAATCTAATAAAGCAATGTTAACTTGTGCTGAGTTATGTGGCATAAGTTCAATATAGTAATCATCGCCAAACACTCTCTTAAACCATAAAATTCTTTCTTTTGCTATTGCGTAATTATCTGACTCTACGGCCTTAGCAATAATTCCACTTAAACATGCAGAGGTAACAATGATTCCTTTGCTGTATTTTTCTAAAGTTTCAAAATCAAACCTTGGTTTTCTAAAAAACCCTTCTGTCCATGCAATTTCATTAATCTTATTTAAATTTTCCAAACCTTGTTCATCTTTAGCAAGAAGGACTATATGATTGTAAACAGAATCTAATGGTTCAGTTCTTTCTGCTTTTTCTCTACGATCATGACGATCATTAGTCATATAGCCTTCTATGCCAAGGATTGGTTTAATGCCCCTCGCTTTTGCCTCACGAGCAAACTCACGATGTCCAGACAAGGTTCCGTGGTCCGTAATCGCTAAGGAGGTCATCCCTAGCGATACAGCACGATCCAAATATTCTATCGGAGTTGCCACACCATCCATTAAAGAATAATGTGTGTGAACATGTAAACCAGTATAATTCATATTACCAATCTGCGTTGGTAGATGATGTTATAGATGGTGAATCAAATCCCATATAAAATGCTTCTTGCTCTGCATATGGAATCCGCTTTAATGCTAGTTCAAGTTGATATGGAAGAATGTATGTCAAAGTAAATGGTTCCTTATCTGGTGCTGAAGGAATTAATGTATAACTTGTTTCTGTTCCTTGACCATTACGTTTTAATTTCCAAGTTAGATTAGAAATGCTTCCCGTTTCAAGTGCATATTCACGAATAGTGTTAAACGATGATTGCTTACTAAGTCCCATTGACCAGATTGCAACATATGGGGCTTCAATACCGTCGTCTACTAAAACGTTACAGTAGAAACGTAAACGTGCTCTCCATCCAGCCTTTGGATCTTTGCGATGCATTTCTTCAGCCCAGTCGCGGCCTTCAACATCCATTGTATCTACAGCCTTGCGCTTATAGTCTTTTGGATTTGTGTGTTCTTTAACAACTAATGCTAGACCTCTGTCTGCATTATAGTTAGATGAGTCTTCGTCAAGTTCCTCAATAAAGCGAATCTTAACTGATTGTCCATCGGCTAATTTTAACCAACGTACTTTTGGTGCATCTGATTTTGGCTTGTCGAGCAGGGCATTGATATTCTTTAGTCCCCTAATAACGCTCATAGTGTTTTCTCCTTTGTGTTAGTCTATTAGTTTAGCATAAGAGATATAGATTTGTCAAATTGAAAACTTAATTTCTTTATTGACTCGTCATCCATATCTCCTATATCTTTGTATTCTTTATTTAGTTGTATAACGGAAGCACGAGAGCCTAGTTTTTCAACTATTCTATTTTTCATGTTTCCACCTGCTTCATCATTATCGGCAATGACAATAATATCATTGAAGTATTTCTGAAGCAATTCTATTTGTATTCCTGATACGTTTGCGCCAAGTGTGGCTACGGCTGGTATTCCAACCTGGTCTAATCTAATAACATCAAAAGATGACTCTACAACAAAAATGTTTTCTGATGTACGAACTCTATGCAAATTAAACAATGTTTTTGCTTTTGGTAAACGTGGGCTATTTTTAAATTCTTTAACATCTATGGACCTTCCAACAATTCCGACGCACATACCCGATGGAGAATGAACTGGAACAACAACCATATCTTGTTTTTCTGAATAACCTAATTTAAACTTATTCATGGAGTCTGTTGTTATTTTTCTATTATTAAAATATTCAATTGCACGAGGAGAGGCAAGAGCCTGTACGTTTAGTTTATCAATTAAATCATTGTCAAACTCAATAAATTCTGGCTTTTTTGTTAAACTTCTATTAACAACATCTTCAATGTTTTGATCTTGTTCTTTTGATTTAATAAACCTAACAGATTCAAAATAGGTTCTTTTGCTTACATGCATCACTAAATCAATTAAACTAGCAGTTTCGTTACAAGAAAAGCAAAAAAACATTCCAGACATTTTATTAACTTCTGAAGATGGTGTTCTAAAGTTATTATGATATGGACAGAAGATCATAAAATCTCCATCCATTTCTGATTTTATATCTACACCGCATCCAGAGAGAACTCGTTGAACTTGTTCTGGGGTGTATATATCGGTCTGTACTCGTCTATTGATTCTATCCATTTTATCTTTTCTTTTCCTACCTTTACTCCGTATAGTGTTATTTTTATTATAAACGTTTTTTTTCTTTTATCATATTTAATTGTAACATCTGGATTAATATCAACCCTGGGAACAAAAAATCCTGCCCTCATTTGAGATATTAATAATTTTACATATTCATCTTTAATTCTTGGCATAACGGTGTCATTAAGGATTGTTCCCTCAATTGAAAACTTTTTAATTGTTTTATGATGAAATGCCATAATATATTATACATTGCTATCTTCAAAATCCTTGTAGCGATAGTACCCCTTATCAAAATCTACTTGAACCAAGAACTCACCCATAAAACCATTTCTATTTTTTCTAAATACACACTCTATAACATCGCTATTAGTTCCTCTTCCTAAGCCAAGAACCCAGTCTGCATCGTATGCAATTTGACGAGACCAGGCTGTTTGGCCTAGCGTTGGAACCGTCTCTAATTTTGTAATGTCGTCTGGTGTTGCAGAAGATATAGCAATGATAGGAACCTTTTGACTAATTGCTAAAAGTTTTAACTCACGAGATAAATTTTTCATTCTTACCGTTTCACTCTCGGCTTTTTGATTTGAAGACATTAACTGTAAATAATCCACAATAATAAAATCTGGTCGGTATTGATTTATCTTACCACTAATAACAGAGGGAGTAACATCTCCACCGCTGTCATTAGAAATAATATGGAACTCTGGCTTACCTTGTAGATTTTTAGCATGCCAATCTTTAAACATATCCAACTCTATTTCACCATTACTTAATTTTCTATGTGACCACAAACCCTCACCCATAATTGTATAAGCACGATTTCTAACTTCTGTTTCTGACATTTCAAGACTTATAATTAAAGGAGACCTTCCTTGTTTCCAAGCCTGCACTGCAAAATAAAGAGAGAGCCAAGATTTTCCAATTCCTGGATATGCTAAGAAAACGCCAAGTTGTCCTGGCATAATTCCAGATGGAAGATAGTTATCGAAACCTGGTAAACCTGTTGAGATACCAACCTTACCTTGCTCTTTCATTTTTTGAGTATGAATAAAGTGAGCAATTGCATCGTCTAAATCAGTTGCATCAATATCTCTAATTGCTGCTGTGTTCTTTTTTAAATCTGATGTTTGTGCTATTAACTCTTTTAACGCAATATCTCCGTTACCGCTTTGAACATCGCTGGCTGCAGATCTTAATATATCTTTTAACTTACTATTTAAATATTCAGTTTGTAATTCTTCAAGGTGATATTTTGTAGCGCCAAAGTCTTTTGATGGCTCAAAATCTCTAAACTTTTCAACGACTAATGAAATTGGTGGAACGGCAGAGTTTGCATCATGATACCTAGAAATAAAAGTCCAAATGTCTTTGTGGGTTTGTAGCATATTGCCGACGTCTGATTGCAATAAAACATAAAACTGTTTATCCTCTAAAACGGCTGTGATTAACTTGTTCTCTGTATTATTCACTTAGCCACCTTTTCGCTAGACCCCGCCTTACAAATCTTTCTTCTTTATCTTTATCTTGTTCTATAATATTCTTATAAATCTTATCTGCTGAATATACAAAATTTTGCCAATCATGCCTAGTGCTAGCAATAAAATAATACTCTAACATTCTATAGCACATCAACAGAGTATAAGACTCTATTAAATCTGAAGAGGCCCATTGCTCAATATTTCTATTGTATGTAGGTTTAACCTGATACTTCTCGGTATACAGTTTGTCATACCTACTAAGCAATGAATGCCTTTCGGCAACATTACTTTTACGTGGCATTACTCTGAGATTGCTTTCTCTGCCTCTTGAATTTTTAAGGTTAGTTTGTCTTCAACAAACTTATAAACTCGCTCAAAGGCATCATTTACAGTTTCGCCTTCTTTGCGATTATCTGTAACTCCAAGATCTAACCTTAAAGATTGAAAATTACCCAAGTTTAAAGTATATCCCAATGTAACATTTACTTTTGTTTCTTCATTATTCATTAGTGCTCCCAACCATTATCTAATCGATTCATTCCACACTGGAATAAATCTTCCATCTTCAGTTTTTGTATAAGTAAGTATACCATCGCCCATTTTTCTTGTCAACTCTTGCTTTGTTGGTGTCATATTATTTGTAACCAATCCATCTTTTCTAGGTTTGCCAATATGTATAGATGCCAGTATATCACGAATCTCTTTTACTTGAGATTCAGAATAATATGCTCTAATTCTAAAACCACGTTTACCATTTTTTGACATTCCAGTTGGCTCTGGAATAACTCCACGCCTAATTAAACTTGGCATATATTTTCTATGCCTATTGACAATTCTTGCTGCTTCTGATATAGTATACGCTCTTTCTCTATTTTTTTTAAAATCTAAAATAAAACAAATTTCCAGCCTATCTTTAACTACATTGTAAACTGCAACTGTTCCATCAGAACGATTGTAGTGATGTATTTTTATTAAATCTTTATTTAAAAACCAAACAGTTTTTTTACCTTTGATTACAGGCGACTTATTGTAATCTTGGCTCTCAATATTTCCTTTTGAAGTAGCCATTTCCCCTCGCTTGATTCACTTGGTGGATTGTAAAATTTTCGTGATCCACATGATAAACAGTATGTTTCTAGATGATTTGCCTTAGTGTAAATCCTATCTATAAACATTCTTTTACTACATTTTTCACACTTAATCATTAATTAGGAATTCCTACAATGATAAGATTAACTCCAACAGATAGATCTCCTCCAGACCTAAACTTTAACACTCCATCGACTCTAGAAGTAGTTATTGATGTCAATACAACCGTTGCATCTTTTCCAGATGAAGTGTTGCCAATGTTAACAACGCTAGCGGTAACTATTGGGGCATATTTAAAATCTGCGGGGAAGGTGTAACTAAATGACTTTTCAGATGCAGCAGTTACTGTAGCATTATTATAAACCTCTTGATATCCCGCCACAACTCTTAGATCTGATGTTTTTACATTTTGTGGTCCCGCACTAAAGGTATCTACCGTTGCATATTTATAAGTTGCTGAAGAAACCTGTGTAGATAGATCGTTAATGGCTTCTGCCATTCTATATAAAAATGTTAAATCTAGAGGTTGCCCTCTTTCTGGTAGTGGTACTTTTGCCATTTTTGCCTCCTATATGATTATACCGTATATCCTGATTGAGAATAAACCCGTAGTAGCGTTGTATCTCTAGATATAGGCGTTCCTTTTAAAAATACTTCAATTGCTAATTTGTTCGGCTGTGATCCTTGAACCACCCCGCCAACTGTGTAGGTAGAAGGAATTGTGATGGATAAGTTTGAAGCGTCAAGTCTTTCTTTATAAATCCAATCTCCACCATCATTTCTGTCCCATCTTAACCAAACATCATACTCGTGTGCTTCTCTTACAACCGTATCTCCTAATTTAATCGTTACTGGGTCCCAGGCTAATAGTGCAATTCCCCCAGATTTATTAAAACTAATATTTCCAGGAACAAAGGTATATTGTGGTTTTATGGTTTGCATGCTTGACCAATGAGAGTATCTATTTTTATCTTCAGACACTATACGATATCTAACTAAATATCCCTCTTCTCCCACTAACATTGGGGGCAAATTGACATTAGGAATTTTATATTTTTTTATTTCCTCTGCCATTATGAAACACCTAGTGCAAACCTAAACTCAAGATAGTTGCTTGTATTTGAAGATTTTATAACTGTAGAGGCTGTATCATTTTGAATTACAGAATATCCAGTCAAACCATAAAGTGGATTTTGAGTGCTAACATTTTCAAATCTAAGAGCATCTAACAGAATATAAAAATCTTCTGGATCTAAAGATGTTGTTGCTACTGATGTATAAATATTGATAGTGTTTACTGAGTTCCAAGTAAAATCGTTTGTTGTGTATAACTCTTGTAATTCCTTAGTTACAACACAATATCTGTTATTGTCTAAGTCATATTCACCAGTACCAGTTCCGTTAGTGATTACTGCTTCAAACCTTGCAAATTTTGCAGTATCAGAACCAGTAAATTCTATTAAAACTTTAACATCGTCTGGGGCTGTGACGGAAGAACCAGTTTTATTAATAACAGATAAGGCTAGTCGAAGTTGGTCTTTAGGTGTATTTTTAGAAAAATCAATAGATGTTCCATTAATTTTAATATATTTTGCACCGCCTGCGATAGTTAAATGATCTCCAACTACAGAAAGAGTTGAGGAATCGCCACGCAGAGCAACAACGTTATTTAAAAACCTACATCTTTCATATCTTTGTTCTCTGTCTGTATTAAAAAATATTCTATTGTCAGCATTTGTTTTAAAAATGTATTCGGTTGTTTCAATATTATTGTTATTTGCAGTTCCATCAAGAGGTCCAGAGATGGTTATAATTTCAGTTCCATCTTGTTTTTTCCAGTTTTCATTAGAGGTAAAACCTAAAACAGTCTTACTATCATAAGATCCTGCTGCTGGGTTTGAGCCTGCTGAATACATTCCTACTTCAGAAATCTCATATCTTTCTTCTGTTGGTAATTCTGCTGTTAATACTACTTTAGAAATTCCGTCCTCAATAACGTAGCCTCTAGAACTAATAGGGACCCTAAACATTTCGAAGTCAAGGTTTTCCTTGGCAGAGTAATCTGGGAGGCTGTCAACCGTGTCTAAAGGCTTTTTACCGCATCCTACGGCAATGTAAGAGGCGTATGCCTGAGCCTGACCAAGCAGGTATTTGGCAATAATAGATTTTCCAGTATTAGTTATCATTAAAACTCCGTATCATATATTGTACCACCTATACCAATTTGTATTTCTACCTGTTCGTCACTTTCCATACCTACCACTTCAATTATAAGATTTCCAGTATCTGCATCTACATAAACGTTAGAGTTGTTTGGGCCACCAGCAGTTACTGGTATTTTTGATTCTAACTTGATAGAGTAGTTAGCAAAATATTTATCCGATGTATTTTGTAAGTTTAAAATATTTCTAGAATTATAAGATTGATTTATTTTTGTCATATTTTGAATTAGCCTCTTACTAACAAAATCTCCATTAATAAGATCGTGTCTACTTAAACTTAATAACTCTTGTCCACCAATATTTTCAAAAATAAGATCTGTCATAATTTCAATTGGCATTGTGTCGCTATCAAATATAATGTATTGTGGCTCTGCAGTTTTTATTAAATCTGTTTTTGGTGGAGCGGGAGGTGGTGGAGAAGTTAGAGGAACTGCAACTAACGATGCTGTAAGTGGAATTCCAACTTTAGGCATATTCTGAACAGAAAGATCTACGTACTCGGTAATGCTTGTATATGGTTTGCCCGTTGACGCATTGTTAATTACTTTGCCACTTTCTGGTTGATATGCAACAGATGGATCAGTATTTGGATTTACATTTAAACCGCTTAATGGATTCCAGTTTGACGATTTAGCCATTTTATACCTCCGCCAAGTATAGATTCATGTTTGGACCTTGTGCATTTCTTTCATACTCAATGTTATAAATAACAAACTTAGTATTAATATCAGAAACAACGGAAACATCATCTTTAACATAGTCTATATTTACAATGTCTCCAAGTTGCAATATTGGCAAAGCAAATATATTCAAACCAACCATTTTCTTTGGGCTCATAGATCTATTGATAACCCAACCCAAAAGTTCTTCGGCGTCATCTGATTTTTGGATATAAGGAGTCTCTAAGACAAACTCTCTTTTTCCATAACTTAAACGGCTTTCTTTAATCTCATTATATTTTTCTAATGAAACTAAACTAGATCTAATTAAATTATTATCACTAGTTTCAACATTAGATAAAGAAGCCTTTTTATTAAAATAATCATCTACTGTCAAAGAATAAGTTGTATCTTGTGTAAAGGTAATACCTTGAATTCTCAAATAATTTCCAGTTGTTTCATCTAAGTTTAATGCTGTATCTGTAGAATTAAATATTAAAAATTCTGCTCCATATGGGGTAGCAAAAAATCCAGAAGTTGTATATCCTTTAATTCTATTAAAAGTTGGAGAAAGTTTTGCATATAGGGCTGGATATGCCTTATCATATTTAATATTAAAATAGGCGCACTCTCGCATGATGGTTCCAAATTCATCAAAATACATATTGTAATTTGGCGAAGATTGAGTATTAACTCCTGATAAATACGTGGACTGAATCATTCCGCTTACAGAATATTTTCGTAATGCTTCTGTAGCATTAATCTCATTGCTTCCAAATGCTGTGGATATAGGGTCTGTTACATTAAAAGTTGTGTTCTGTGCAAAATTATTTCCTAATGCATAAATATTTTCAAACATACATTTTGACGATCCTCTAACAAATAAGGCCATATTGTTATATTTTGGCAAAGGGTTTTCGTCATCTACTGTACCAACATGTTTATTGTTTAAGTACAAATAAAATCTACGAATTTTTCCAATGTCAACATACTCTACAGAAAGATCATAAACTGTAGGATTTTCTTCGCCCACATATCTATACTGGCCTGTAAATCTTCCATCATCAACTAATACACTTGCTAGTCCGCCCCAAAGTCTAACTGGAATAGCATTTTCTGATCCAACTTCTTTTTTAATTTTATAAAACAATAAATTATAAATTACTGTATTCGTTGTGCCATCAGCATTTTTAGGCATATAAGACTCAATATTATTTTCTGTTAAAGCAGCAATTTCAAAGTAATAGCCGTTATTGTTTAATGAATTTAGCATTACGGCTAACCCTCCAGAACCTCCACCAATGTTAACGTTCTGTTCTGGCAGTGCGCTTGGTATTTGATAATAAGGAACGCTACCTATTGGCGTTTGAACTTTATTTTCATTATTTTCTACTTTACCAATAATTCTCATTCTTGTTCCAAAATGTTTATAAGAACTTGGAAGTTCTTTATAAGTATAAGATATAAAATCAATTGGAGATTCATTAGTTTTAAATGTTGGGCCAGACATGACTAGGGCGGAAGATTGGACCGTTCCAGTTCTTGTAGACTTTAAAGTATTTAAATCTGTTTCAGTTAAATAACTATTTGACAAAAAGTTTTTAATAATTCCAGTTCTAGATGATTCTCTTGCCAAGGTATTGTTAATGCCAGCATTGCCTAGTTCTGTAAGTGGTAACTCAACAGATGGAGATGTGCTAAATAATAAATTAGATTTCATGCTGCATCCACGAACATTATCATTGCTTGACCAGTAACTATTTATTCCAGCATAATGCGTTGCAACATTTGTGCTAAATTGTCCACGCCCATGTTCAACAACTGCTCCATTCTTAAGTCTTGAAACATTATCAATTGTTTCATAAAATGGCGTTGAAAAAATTCTTAATAAGCCAGTTGGATACATTTTTCCATTAAACGGTAACTGCCCAAAATAATCTTGATACTCTTGATTGTTAGTAATCCAAACATTTCCCACACCGCTTACGTTAAATTGAGCAGCATCATATTTAATGATTTCTCCAGAAGAATAAAAATATCCTTTATATCTAGTTAAATAATAAATGTTTTCGCCAACGTCGATTGTGTTATTTTTTAAGACGTGGTTTATAACCTGTGGAAGATCTGAAGTTAAATTTGAGTTTAATGGCATTGCGCCTAAAACATAATTTCCTTGTTTGGAAACTTGTTGGTTAATACTTTTTGTCGTATCGTCCCCAGAAACTTCCCACAACAGTGCTGGCTTATATACCCAAGTTTTATCTTGATCAACCATGGCTGATTGTTTTATTGAGCCGTACTGTCTTTGAATGTATCTAGTTGTATAATTAATCTTCCCATCATTATATATTTTTTTATTCTGAGAAGCAACATTAATAATGTTAGGCAAATAGTCTTTTGCATTAAAATTAGTTACATACGGAGCAGCAGCATTTGCGTCTAAGTTAAAACCTAATGAGTTGTTTGTTCCAACCATAGTAAAGTCTACGGCTCTTTCTCCATTTGATGGAATCATATAGTTTTTACTCATTACAATAAAGTTATTATATTCGTCAAAAAACATTCCGCTTTGTGTAGAAACTGCAAGTTGGTTTAAAACTTCTGCCACGTTCTGTCCAGGTGCTACAAAGAAATATGGAATTATTTGATCAATTTCTCCACCCAATCTTTTAAAAGAATAATTAGCAAAACCAATTGAGTCTAACAATATAGATACGGCTGCGCTTAAAGAAACATCTGTCAATAATAACTCTGGGGCTGCATAAGATTCAAGATAAAAATAAAAATCTCTTAGTTGCATTTGAATAGTTGCATTGGTAACATCTGATTGTGGAAGGCCATCGCAATACAATGTTTTTATTGGAACAAAATAATCAACGCCTTCTTCATTATAAATATTTTCATAAAAGTTAAATTTAATTGTTTTGTTTAAATAGTTTTTAATTATACTGTTGTTGTTATTTTCATTAAAGGAAAAATCTTCATCAAAAATTTGCAAATCTCCAGTGGATGCCAACAATTGCCCTACTGGTAAAGCCTTGTCGCCCATGTCAGATAACATTTTATTTATTTTAAAACTTAAGACTCTGTTAGAAATGTCTACAGCCAGACGTGGTGAAAGTTCAATTAAATCAAAAGTTGAGTCAAACTTATTCATAGAATCTACAACCATTCTAATTCCCTGTATGTAGGTAAACTCTCCATAATATTGATTGTTAGCCTCATCAGTTAAAACTTCAGGACTTGTTAAATCGGTAACAAATGGAGTTGCATAATCAACATTTTCAGAAGATGTAAACCACAAGTTATTTGAATATAATAATTCTAGGTATCCATTTGGTCCAATAATTTCTGATCCATCATTCCTTGTATCATTTTCGTTAACATTAAAAATATCTATCCAACTACCATTTCTTAATACTTGAACTTTAAATCTATTGGGAGTGGTCTTGTTTTGAATACCATAAAAAGGGTCATCAATTTGTCCAGAACTTGTTTGGTAAGTTCCATGGTTGGTGTATCCAGTATTTGTTTGCATTTTAATAATAATTCTATTTGTTGGTATTTCATTTTTATATACTATAAATGGGCAAGTATCTTCTATAACGTATCTATTATTAATGATCTGGTTAGCAATACCCCTTTCTTTTTGACCTTCTATACGATATGAAGTCCAGTATTTAAAGTTGTCATTTTTTGAAGGAATATAGTATCTAGGTTGATTGTTTCCAAAAGTTGTATTGCTTGGCAAATATTTACCAGAAACAACGTCTGAGTTAGAAGATTTTTTTATTGGAAAGTATACAGTTTTATTAATACCAGATCTAGGTCTAAAAGGATAAGTGCAAGACTCTAAAGAAAAACTTGATGATAGTTGATCTTGTACTGAAGAGAACATTTGTACTTGATCTGAATCATTTACTTCATTTGCAATAGACACATAGGATAATGTAGCGTCAGTGTAATAATCTCCAAGGTCAGAATTATCGTATGTATTTGGTAAATTTTTATATATACTGGTGGCATCGTTTGGCCTGTATCTATAATTTCCAACTTTGTCAATTACATCTGGAATATTTAAATTCCATTCTGCAATGACTACAGAATTTAAGGAAACAGCACTAGATGATTTTAAATATTCTACCAGGTCACTATTTGAAAACATTATGCCTCTTCTAGCGTAACACTAACATTCCATAAATCAAAGTTATCTCTTCCACGCTTTACAACACTATAAGAAAAATCTTTAAAATACATTTGAACAACTTGTGAATAGTTGGCTAACTCTGTATAAGAAGTTGGGTCAGTTTTATCTCCAAATGTAGTGTATTTATCATAAGACAAAAATACCCAGAATGGACCAGTGTGGGTTTCATACCAATCTAATAGTTCTACACCGCCAGCACCGTTATCTGCTGTGTATTCATCTTGTGTATTTTTATAATCTGAAATACCAGTTGTTGCATTAAAATCTGGATTGTTTTTGTGAGATCTAGATGGCAACATACTCCAAGATGTTGACAAAGATAACTTATCGGCAATGTGATACGAACGCATAGATCCATTAATCATTCTTTGTCTAGATTGAATTCTTTCTGGTGTAAATTGTAAATCAGATCTATTATGATCAGATAAAATAATAAATTGATCAACTAGGCTAGCAGCAGTCTCATTAGGGTAGGCTGCTCCTACCTCATAACCATTTGGAATAAAAATACCATCGTTTAAAGTTCCTAAGTTATTAGACCAAAGCATGGCTTGTGGCCTGCCATATCTTTTTCTATTTTGGAGGTATTGTTGATCAGCCATTATCTATTACTCCTAATACGTTGTGCATCCATGTTTCTAATATGTGTTATTACTGTCCTTGCAATATCATCTGGATTTGCACCGTCGGTATTTGCAGAAACATTCAAACTATAATTATACACTGCCGTGTTGTTATTTGTAGCACTATTTGCAACTGTGGCCATCATTGGCGTGGTAGCAAATGACAAACTACTTGGATATTTAGAATCATTAATTTGTTGTAATAGTGGGCCAAACTTGTTTGCAGCATTTTTATTAACTACATATTCTCCAGGGGTAAGTAATGTTGGAACCTTATCTGTCATTCCGCTTCCACTA